GTACTTCATTTTTTCCTGCAACTCTACTTCCTCTACTTCTATCTGAGGGTCTCCAACGGCAACCTTTACTAATCATCTGTTCTGCTAGTGAAGGTCCTGTATCTCCTCTTTTGTGCCACAAAGAACTATCCAATACTCCATACTTTATGTTACCATCCTCTGCTTCTAAATCTAGCACCATATCAGCTAAATCTGTTGCTAATATTTTAGATACGTATAATTCTCTGTATACTATTATCTGTTCGTTTGGTGCTACAGCAAACCATAAAACTGCTGAATAACTTCCATAGCCATAATCGCACGCTCTAAACTTTACCCAATTAGATGGAATGTGAAAAGGCTCAACAACATGAACGTCACGGTTGAACTCAGTAAAAGCCGCACCTTCTTTAATGTCCCAATCCCCTTCAAGTAACTGCCTTCGTTGTTGCTCTGGGAGCGAAAGGAGCATTGCTTCGTAATCTCCTGATTGTGAAAGGAAGGGGTTGTCTGATAGTCTTGCTGGTATAAACCTGCGTTTGAACAAAGCCTTTCCTGCTTTAGAGTGTCCAGCTGGGTATCGTAATACTTCATGTGTCTCAATATTTGTTGCATCAAATTTTTTTCCGTAAGGTGCTGGGTCAATAAACATTTTCTTAACCCATCCGTGTCCCCTACCTCCGGGGTTTGTTGTAGCCCTCATAAAGATAGGCAAATCAGGCGCAGTGGAACGTAGACGAGAACGCATGTAATCCCATGCATATGGTGTGGACCATTGTGTTAGCTCGTCAAAGCCTATCCAGCTAAATGCTAGACCCTGATAACGCAAGACATCTTCATCTCTGTCGAGGTATGACATCCACAACCTTGCGCCAGATGGTGCGGTCCACTGCATCTTTCTTTCTGACCACTTTATTCCGGGCCATATTTTTGGATATAACTCTTGCGACTTAAATATAAGTTCTCTTAGTTCTTCTGTTGTATGTCGCAACAGCAATCCACTGAACTGTGGATGTCCCATATATCGTAATGGGTCTGCAAGCATAGCGTAACTTTTACCCCCACCTGCACTTCCACCATATAAAACTTCTCGTTCACCTGCGGCTAAGAAGTCTGTCTGAGGTCCGGGATTTGGCTTAAACAACACATTGGCTGTTTCTTCAATCCCTTGCTCTTGCAATGGTACTCTCGTTATTGGCTTAACAGCCTGCTGTTTTTGCACCTGTTCTTTGGGCTTCGATTTCTTGCGCTTTGGTGATAGCCTTTTTCGCATAGTCTGCCCATTGGCGTAAGCCTTTAGCTTTGTTTTTACGTTGTCGTTCATTTTCTAGACGCTTCCTCAAACCTACGTGTGAAATATATCTTCCACTATTTTTTGTTATCCAATTAGCCACTTCTCTATATGAGTATTGATTTACATACTTTCTAGCTTTTTCAATTAAATCTAACTCTAATGGTATGGGGTCTAAAATGTTTGAGTCATCTTTATTTATTTCGTATCCGAATGGCACTGTTCGTGCAATACGTGGAATAGGTGTCCACTCGTTATCTTCTTTTAAGTCTGTTGGTTGTGGTAGTTTCCATCTACCTAAACTTCTATTTGTCATCTTTCTCTATAACTTCTTTTACCCAACCACCGTTATCTCCAGTGTTCTCACACACTTCACATCTATCATCTTCTATGTGGCTTCCACATATCTCACAAGTAGGTTCATAAAGCATCTATATTAAGCTCCTCAAGAAATCGATTAACATTTTCTTCTGGAACACATATAACTTTTTCGATAGGTCGAGGTCCATATTGGCCTGCTAATGTTTTTATAAAAGGAAGAGGATTGTCTCGTACATAGTTTCTACACTCCACTGAACTGTGGAAGTGGCCGTGTTTTTTCGGCTGTTGAAATATAAATACGTCTTGCGTACCATCTGAATGTACTCCAAGCATTATAGCCACTGCGAACCAAGTTTCTGCTATCATTTCTTTTTTGCTACTCCACCTTTAGCCATCTTTTTCTTTTTTGCTATACCACCCTTGTTTAAATCAAAAGGATTCTTTTTCATAGCTTTTCCTTTTTTACCTGCACCAAACTGAGAAAATATATTTCCTCCACCAACGCCACCTCTTGTTGCTTTAATGTCCATCATTTTCATAAGCTTACTTGTAAATTTTGGGTCACTAAGTTTTAAAGATGTTTTGTTTTTCCCTGTACCTTTTGATAGTTCATCAATACCACCACTATTTAAAAACTTTTTTAAAGCAGGTGCATTTATAAGTGGCTTTTTACTTGGTTTAATTTTTTTTTCTAAATCTTTAAAATCTACAAGTTTACTTTTGTCTTTTGTCATTTTACTCTTCCTCTTCTGTTTGTTTGGGCGGCATAAGCATCACACCACCTGTTGCTTCTACTTGAACTTTTTCTGTTTTAATCAAACCAGTTCTGTCAAGCAATTCTTTTGCTGCTGACATCTTATCTCTGATACCAAGCTCTGTTGGGTCATACAATCCACCCACCATAGCCATCGCAGCTTTAGGCGCATTACGTGCCATAAATAGTTGTGTAGCTTCTAGTATCTCTTCTTTCAAACCTTTTACTATAGCTGATGTGGATGTACCTTCAGCATATCCTGCTAACTTCTTAGCTGTTATCATGTCTCCGTTTGCTTCTTCAAACAAAACATCTAGAAACATTTGTTGCTTTGCATTTAATTCTCTAGGCATTTTCTCTTGTTTCCATTTTTGATTGAACTTGTACAGAAGATTTATTTCCATTTACATATAGACCAAACCAAGCTGCACCTGCGCCCACAACAACAGATACAAAACCTGCTTGAGCATTGTTGGGTTCTGGTAAATTCATAAACCAATTACATGTTTGATAAAACACAACCATATACGATAATATCAACAGCCTTGGTACAATTCTCCACGAATCTAATCTTGCTGCTGTAATCATTATACTACCAATTCAAAATGCGGTCCGTCTAAAAATGGCCGCCTTGAAGCTTTACGTCTTGTGTCTATGTAATCCATCATTAACTCTTCTGATGTTCCTATCCAATCTGTTAACAATGTATGCCACGCTGCACCCCACTTTAATTGACAGCCTACCTTTTTAGCTCCCTCTTTCATAGCGTCAGCAATGTCATCATACACGTTCAACTCCCAACACACGTTTCCGTCAACATAGGCAACGAGGTCCACTGCATGTGACATGCCATCTGCTTGTGGTAAGTGTTTGCTGCGCATTGTTTGTGAGCGGCCAGCATCGTATAGTTTCTTTTGCTCTTCGTGGGAACGGACACCATATGTACATCCAAAGTCCACCTTGGTCACTTGAATGGCTTCTTTGACAGTTTGTACTAAGTCTTGATGTACACCTTCTAGTTTACCTAAACTTCTTTTACTAAGTTTGAACGCCATTATTATCTCCTACATTATTAAGATATACATTGTAAAACAACCTAACACAAAAACTACAAGATGTGTCATCCATGCTTCTCTGTTCATGTTTTTGTAAATACTTTTTTAATATTATCTAATATGCCATACTTCTTTTTTCTAGGTTTAGATGAATCACTTAAAAATGTTCTAGCTCTCATGGCATCTGTTCCGTAACTTCTTAATAGACCTTCATCTTTCTTTAAATTTTTTTTAAGTTGTTTTCTTTTTCTACTAGCTAATGGTGTTCCCCCTACAGGACTAGCCATAATTTTTTTCTTTTTCTTTTTATGGTGTTCATAAGTTTTATCTAGTACCGATTTAAATTTCATTATTTTTTCCTCATGTTAAAAAATTTACCTGCAGACCGTGTAGCAAAGCTTGCAGATACAATAGCTCCTAATGCTATCTGATACCACTGTGGCATACCTGCAAGTGCAGTAAATCCATCAGCTACTATAGCACGGCCCCACTCACCACAAAAACTTAGCACAAGTGGAATACTAAAAAGTAGGGTCAACCATTCGTCCTTCCAACTGGACTGCGATGCACGCATGGCTGCCAAGTCCCAATCAATCTCACCAGTAGCTTCTTTCATACGAATGGTGGCTTCAGCTTTCTGTATTGCTGTCTTGCCCTCTATGTAAGATGAAGCTAGGCTAGATACTGAACTAAATATTGTGCCTATCATTTTTTTCTATAATCCGTGTGACCAGTTCTTATTTTTCCATTAGGCGATAAAAGATGAGTAGCTCCACCCATAGCAAATTTCTTTGGCATATCTTTTAATGCTCTCATTCTTTTTCTATACTCTCTAATTTCTTTAGCTTTTTCTCTTGCTTTTGCTTGCTCACTTTTATCCCTTATCTTTTCTATTTCACCGGGTTTTAATAACCGTGCTTCTTCTTTTCTTTTTTTATCCTCTTTGCCTATTCTTGTTTCTAGCTCTTTAATTTTATTACTTAATGAATCTCTTTTCTTTTTATTCATTTCAAATTTTATTAACTTTACTAAATTACCCGGTCCGTGTATTAAAGTATCTAAAACATCCATAGTGCTTCCTTGAAGCGTATCTGACTTTGGAACATCTCTTCCTTTTAGCTCATCAAAGTAACGTCCTTTTAAATCTAACTTACTTAGTTTATTTAATTCTTTTTTAACTGAATTTAATTTTGCTCTGCTTGTAGGAGTTATGTTTATTCCAAATATATCGTAATAGTCAACAGCATCATAACGTGTTTTCTTATCATAGTCCTTACCCTTCTTTGGCATATCAAAGTAAGGCTTATCTGTTAAACTTGTAAACTTAGATGCTGTTTGTTTTTTATCTGCCATTAGCCTACGCCCTTTCTGAACTTGCGAGTTTTCTTTGCAATATTTTTAGGTTGCTTTACAAACTGCTGGCCTTTCTTTTTGCCTTCTCGTTTTGCTTTTGTTGTTGCTGCGTATTCAGCAGAACTTAACGATTTAATAGCAGCAGCAGGTAAGTAGCGTTCTCCTGTTTCTGATGACTTCTTGCCACTCTTAGTTCGCCAATCTTGTTTACCCCAGTTTACTAAACTCTGTTGTCTCTTTTTTAATGTCACGATTTATATCCACCACCGGCATCTTTATATGCCTTTGCCATCATCTGTGCCTTACGTGCAGACCATTGACCCGGTGCGCCACCTTTACCACCAGCTTTTATTCTGTTAAATATCCTTTTACGTAAAGCAGGTTGTGTATATACATTAGCTTTGTTAACGGTGCTACCTTTATTTAACTTTAATGTAGATAAAGTCTTAGCTTGCTTTGCGTGTGATTTGGAAGCTTTCTTCAAGCCCTTCGCAACTTTGTTTATCTTCTTCTTGACTATTGCTTTCACCATCTCTGCTCTCCCAATATTCTTCACCGTAATCGTGAAATATTTCTTCGCCTTTTGAGATATTCTTTAACGCTACAAACCTTACAAAGTTATTATCGTCATGTATCTCCCACTCAGCGTTAGGCTCTGAGCTATGATTGTATATCATTGCTAAACCTAATGGAATCAAATACTCGTCACTGTCTTCATTTGGGGACTGAAACACATAATCGTGAAGTATACTTTTGTCCCCTATATCACTATCATCGGTTACAAGATAAGGACATAGCTCTATGGTATCATCTTGAGCGTAGTCCTTATCTGCAAAAACACCGTGACCATGCACTGAAGAGTAAGCTACGTATACCAACTTACTTCTTTTTCTTAGCCATACCGCCGCGCATCATCTTCTTCTTGGCCATCTTGGCCATGCCGCCACCCA